GTAATGCTTGTAGAAATTGTATTGAACTTCTACCACCAGCAATACCAAAATTTAGAATCTCATCTTCAAGATGTTCTAAATGTAAGTTCTTTCCTGCTGCTTCTGTTAAGAAATCCATTTACTAAATCCCATCATTTTTTCTTCAATTCCTGCCTGTTTTTTAAGTTTTTCTAGTTTTTTCTCGATATTAGATTTTTGTCTATCTGATAGTTTTGGATCTTTTAATTTTTCATTTTCTATATCAATTTGTTTTCTGGCCGAATTTTTTCTTATCTTCTCTCTAGCTTCATTGATTTGTCTATCTTCTTTATCTATCTCCTCTATAGTAGGAACATTAATATCATTTTCTCGCATATGATCTTGAATAAACTTTCTTTCTGCATTAATACTTCTTCTAGCGGCTCCACCTCTACCTCTTGCCTTTTTAGGTGCAATATATCTATTCATCCATTTATTAAATGGTGGTTTATCATAATCTATATCATCTGAATTTTCAGGAAGTTCTACACCTTGTCCTTTCCAATACTCTTTTAGCTTATTATAATACTCTGGATCTCCTTCTATGCCCTTTCTTTTAACTCCATTTAATTGTTCATCAAATTCTTTTTTACTTGGGTGATAATAATTAAACCCTTTCATAAGAGCATTAGTTTCTTGTGTATCCATTTGACTAATATCTTTTTCATTTAGAGAACTAAAATCTCCTCTTCCAAATTCATCTCTATAATGATTATTTAATAATTTTTGTCTTTCATCTTTATATTCATTTTGTAATCTTTTTACTTCTGGATTTTTAGCTATTTGTTTTTTTATTTTATTCAAAAGTTCTTCATTCATGGCTGAACCTTTTAACTGATTACATCCAATTTCCATCATATCTACATTCGTTCTAGCATCGTCTAATTTCTGTTGTGCAGGGACAAGAATACTATCTAATTCTTCTCTCTTTTTTAAATCTTCTTTTGATAAATTCTTTTTCGGACCAAGTAATCTTCCAACTTCTTTTGTAGATATTCCCATTTTTTCAGCAGCTTCTTCTTCTGCTGAACCATAAGGTATTCTATGGTCAACTTCCATATTACTAAAAGGTAAAGGTTCTCCTGTAACAACACTTTTTCCATCATTTTTTAAATAAAGTCTAATTTGTTCTTTAACTCTTGTATATCCTGGAGAATTTTCATCCCAACCAACTTTGCCTCTTTCTTTTTTAGTAAGTTTTGTAAGATGTGGATTTACTGCACCACCGGTTGATTGTTTCTGTATAAAATTAGCAAATCCTTCTTCTCCTAACTGTTCTTTTAAATAATCCATACTTGCATCTAATGTTTCATCATCTATTTCTCTTTGAACTACATTAGCATGCACATAAGGTTCTTCATCAAATGGTTTACCTTTTTCTTCAGCCTCTTTTCTTCGTTCATCCTGTTCCATTCTTTTTTCAGTAAAATCTTTAAGTGCTATAGCTTCTTCTCTTGTTGGTGTATTTGAACCAGCACCACCTTTAATTTTCACTACTTCAGCATTCGCAATTATAAAGTCTAAATCTTCAACAACTTTTTTATTAATTTTATTTATTGAAGCTTGTTGTTTTTTATTCGCCTCTTGTGGTTTATCTTTAGATACTTCTGATTTTTTATCTTTTGGCTCTTCTTTATCTTTTTCATCATCTTTGAATGCATCAGGATCTGCGTCTTTAGCTGTAGTATCTTTACCAGAAATCTTAACTTTAGTAGTTGGTCGCATTTTATGTTTAGCATTATAGGCTTGAAATGCTGCTTTATTACTAAACTCTATTTCTGTCAATAAAGATTCTAATTTCAATGTTGATGTAGATGATTTTGCTAATCTATATAATTCATCAGCTAATCTTTGTCCAAATTCGTGATCTGAAGGATAATGTGCTCCTGCTACCATTCGTCCTTCACCTATATCTTCACCAATTCTTATGATATTTGCTCTATGTTCAAATGGAACTTCATCTGCTATAAGTTTTGCTACTAATCTACCTTGTGTTGAATGACCTGATGGATAAGAAGGTGTCTCTGCTGTCTTTAATGGAAAAAATGTAAATCCTATACCTAACTTATTTGCTAAAGCTTTTGGTCTAGGTCTGTTATAATGTCTTTTAAGTGATAATATAATTCCTTCAACATCATCTTTTATTTTTCTTATTGGGTCTAAGTCAACTTCTAAATCATGTTTTTTAAGATACTTCTTGAATGCTGTCAATATTTTTTCATCATGCATAACCATATCTGTTTCCCATTGATCTCTGAAATCTTGTAATCCAATTATATAATTGATTTCATCAAAAGCAACTTTTGATGAATTTGATGGTGGTGGATAATTTTGCCAACCTTCAAAATCAAACATTAAGGCCAGATCAGAAAATCTCTGTAACTGTTTTAATCGTTTATTAGATAGTGGAATATTATGAGTAAGCCTGTCTAGCTTATCATTTACGGGTTGTTCTTTGATTACTTGAAGAAAGGTTTTCATAAACAGTATTTATGTTAATACTATTTTTGAATTTTATGTTCAGATAGAAATTCTTCTATTTCAGCGATTTTTTCTATCAATTCTATTTGTCTTTCTTTTGATTCTTGAAGTTTTTTGAGCGTAATAAGTTCTTTTCTCAACTCTACTTTTTGATTGAGAATGTCCATTAAGGGTTTTTCTTTAATAGTCCCTTTCTTATTTTGCGTTGATAATGTCATTTAATTGTTTTATAGTATCATCTGCAGTCTTATGTAGAATTCCAATTCCACCAGCTTCTACCCATTTATCAATGTTATCTTGATAATCGTCAATCAATACTGCTTTCTTATGTGCAAATGCTGCTTTCTGACTACCTTTAAATGTTGGAATAACTATCCAACTAGGATGTATATGTTCTCGTACCCAATCAATCTTATCTTTAATAACAAGAGTTCGATTTACTGTTCCTGCTGCTGTTAGTATTTCAGTATGAATACCTGAATTTAGACAATAATCAACCAATTTCCAAGCATCTGGTAGTGGTTTTAATCGCCTAAACATATGCTTTGCAGTCAATTCTCGTTTATGTGAATCATAAAGCTTATGTCCTTCATCTGTATTCCAGATTTTTAATCCCAACATTTCAGAACAAGTTGTCTGAAAATCGGCTAAAACTCCGTCTTGGTCTAAAAATATTTGTCTTACTTTACTCATAATTTATCTTTTAATCCTCTAATCCTCTCAGGACTCTATCCATTCGTAGGAGATATTCATCTCACTAAAATCCACATTAGAGTCGGACTATCTTAACTCAATCCTCTCAGGACTCTATCCATTCGTAGGAGATATTCATCTCACTAAAGTCCACATTGTAAAGGTACTGTTATTTCCCTCGTTAAGAACCGATTTTCCAATCTTACCTTTATATTATAACAAAAGTGTACCGGCGGTGTCAATACTTAAAATCTTCTGTTTTTTCACTACTGATTCTTTCACCTGTAGTTGATTGATCCATTACAGGTCCTATATCAACTAATTCATCTTGAGCAGACTGTTCACAATCAAACAATCTCATTTTTGATCTATCTACACCCACAACAAATCGTCTATGATATGTTGGGTCATTATATCTATTCTTTAACTGTTTAACCATTACTTGGTCTAGTTCTTGTAAATCTTCTGTAGATATCAATGCGAACATAAAGTCCGCTGTAGCGGGTAATCCGAAGGATTCTGATGTATCTTCAAGTCCAACATCTGTAGAAACAAACCCTGTTCTATTTGTTTGAGTAGCTGACATAATTGGAACATCAAACTCTACAGCAAGTCCTCTCATTTCTTCGGCAATACTCTTAACATAAGTGTAAGTATTTACATTACTACCAGGTCTAACTCTGAATGAAGCACATATATTTAAATAATCTACAAATATTATATCAGGTTTGAAATTTTTCTTCAAATCTAATTCTTGAAGTAAATGTCTAAAGTGTCCAGAATGAGCTGAAGCTGTTGGATATTCTTTGACAATCAATTTACCTTTTGTCTTTTCTTGAACTCTTTTAATCTTCTTTTTATACATTGACTTCGGTAAATCGTTTAAATCATTTAATGATATATCAAGTAGATTAGCATCTATTCTTTCAGCAATCTTTTCCTCAGCCATTTCCATAGTAATATATAAAACATTTTTACCTTGAACTAAACAACTGGATGCAACATGACACATAAACAAAGATTTACCAACACCTGTTCCTGCCATACAAATATTTAATGTCTTATTCGGCATTCCACCTTTTGTTATTTTATTCATTAATTCTAAGTCAAAAGGAATTCTTTCTTCTTCTGTATGATAAAAATCAAATCTTGGTTCCCAATCATCTAAGAAATCATGTCCAATATTTGTATCAAAAGATACTGATAATGCATCTCTTAAAATATCTGGAATTTCACCTTTAGTACCATCATTTTGAAGAATCTCAATAGAGTTCATCACTCCATTATAAACAGCTCTATCTTTACACCAAGACTCTGTTGAATCAATCAACCATTCTTCTGGTGTAGATGAATTATCTGTTTTTATTTCTTGAATAAGATTTATAGATTCTTGAAGTAATTGAGCATCAACATCATCTTTTTCATCAATGTCAATTATTAAAGCTTCAGGTGTGGGAATAGATTTATACTTTAAAAAGTACTCTCTAACTTGTTTGAATAGGAACTCCTCGTCCCTCTCTTGAAAGAATTCTGATTTTATGTAAGGTAATACTTTTCTAGTATATTCTTCATTCGTTATCAGATTCTTGAGTATTGTCTGTTCTAATCTCGTTGCCATATAAAAATTCCTGTCTCGCGGCCTCATTAATTTGATTTAATACTTCTTCTGTAAAGTATTTTTCTGGATTATTGTTTATTGTCTTAGCAAATTGAGTTGTTCCATCAGGAAGTGCAACTCTTGTAGATGATTTCTTAAAGATACCATATTTGATAGCTAGTTCTACTAAACCATAATATCTATCTAAACCTTGTTCATATTTTAACATAACATCTACTACTTTATTTTCAACAGTTAATCTTGATTTCTCATTCTTACAATGAATGATATTACCTACAATTTCTGTACCTTCTTTCTCTTTCTTTTTAGATAAAAAGATAATAGATGAAGCTGCGTATTTAAGACCACTTCCTCCACCCATAACTCGTTTAGCAAATAATCCCATTTGATCGTAAGTATGATTAGTTACGATTAATGGAACTCCAGCTTTACCAAGTTTAAGTGTTAAAACTCTAAACGCACCTTTCACTAATTGTGCTCTAGTCATATCTTTAGTTTCAGAACCGGCAGCTGTATCTTCAATTTCTTTTGTTGTAGATAACATACCAAGAGAATCTAAAACAAATAACATTTTCATATCTGTTTTATCTTCTATGTACTGATCAAGTATTCTAATAGATTGAGTTCTAAATTCTTGAACTGTTGTAACAGGAACAATGACTATTCTAGAAGAATCAATTCCTCTATCCTCAATCATGTTTTTTGTGATAGCACTTTCAGACTCAAAATAGATAACAGCCGCATCAGGGTTGTCATCTAAAAATTGTTTACACATACCAAGTGCAAAGTATGTTTTACCTGTAGCAGATTCTCCAGCTAAAGCTGTAATCTTATTATTAGGTAATCCATCATAAATTGAACCAGATAACAAAGCATTGAATATGTATGAACCTGTGTCAATATAACCACTGACATCAGCGGCTTGAACACCTTCCTTTACAATACTCGCAAACTCATTACCTGTCGTTTTAACTAGATTTTTCAAATAACTCATAATAAATTAATCTCCGTTTTTTAATTCTCTCCGTTTTCTCTTGAGAGTATTTTCATAATCTACAATTTGTCTAACTTCTTTTTTTAATGTATGAAGTTCAATCATATTACAGATTAATAAAACCCATGTAACCAAGTGTAAGGTTAAAAATATATTTTCTACACTCATACTATTATTATACTACCAATCCCTGAGAAGTCAAGCTCTTTCTATTCTCTAAATGAGCCTCTTTAATATCTTCTTTACTTTGACCTGTATAAGGAACTGCATGATGATCTTCAATCATTTTAGTGTTGACACATACAGTACATTCAGGATTCCAAACATTTCCCAATACACGACCAAACTTTCCTTTTTCAGTTGATTCAATCATAACATATTTTTGTTCTTCTATCCAATGTTTCAAATAATCTTTAGCGGCTAAACCAAATTTCTTTTCTTCCAAATCTCTTGTTCTTGATTCGGGTGTGTCGATTCCTAATAATCGAACTCTTGCTCTCATTAAGATACTGAAACCCAAATCTAATTCAACATCTATTGTATCGCCGTCTACCACTCTAGTAACTTCGGCTTTATATGTAAATGGTATATACATTTTCTACTCCTATGAGTAGAAATTTCTACCCAAAAAAATTGTCCAGAGTAGATACTGGTTCAGTAGTCCACCCTATTTTATCTAAAATTACACCTAAAGGTTCAACAAATGACTTATTGAATTGAAGATCATAATCTATATATGGATTCAATTCAAATTCTTTAGGTAGTGTATTGACAAAAGAAATTACATTTTCATTGATTACATTAGGTGTTTTCAAATAACAAAACTTTATCTTCTCACCATTTGTAATAACGGGATATTTCTTGTCTATATTATATTTAGACAAATAGTTATTGTAAAGTAGCGATCCTCTGACATGAATTGGCGTTCCTTTCTTATATATTGATGCTGCGTTCTGATAATTTGTCACATTCTGAACACCTCTAGGAAATGATATTTCTTCTATAGGTAATGTTTTAAATTCATTCCATGCATCTTCAATGAATGTCCAAACATCATGTTCTGTTCCATTCATTACAACTTTAAGACCTTGTTCTAATTTTTTTCTACACCACATTGGAGTTGAAGATTTAGCTGTTTCAATTCCCATCATTTTTAATCTAGGAGTTTTATATCTAACTCCTTCTGAATCATGTACATTAAGAATATATCTTTTCTTAGCAGTCCAGATACCTTTATCAGCAATGACTTCTCTACCCATATGCATCTTATTCTGATATGCATTCATATATGAAGCTAGTTCTTCATAAGATTCATTAATCATAGGCTCGATTCTTTCTTTCGCTACTGTATCTAAAAAATCAACAGGATTACTGGGATTTACTTTCTTGATCAATTCATCAAATCTAACATAAATTGAATCAGTATCAATCGCAACTACATAATCATCATCAGATTCTAATAATTTATTCATGTAATTATTAACAGCTTTCTCTACCCACTTAATACTTAATTGTCCAGCTGTTGTAATTCCTTCAGCGATATCTCTATTGAAGTATCTGAAATATTGATTTCCTAAAGCACCATAACAACTATTAAGAGCAATCTTTTTGGCCATCTGATTATTATTTTCAGCCGTTATGGCATATTCTAATCTCTTTCTTGTTACTGTATCTTCTTTAGAAGTATTTTCTAATTCTTTTTTGTGTTGTAACATTTTGTTTTTTGTCAACACTCTTTGATCATAAATTTCTTCTAACAGTTCAGGTAAAAAACCTTGTTTATCTATATTAAACATAGCACCATTGGGTGTAACTGTAGAATTTGTTAATGAGGTAATATCAACTTCACCTTCTAATAATTGTTTAACAGATATTTCTTGATTAAATCTTTGAAATAAATGAGTATCTGGACTCATATTATACTGCATAATCAAATGTGGATATAGACTATTTAAATCAAAAGACATTATCCATTCATGTTGTCCTACTTGTGGTTCTTTAACATAGGCACCAACAATTCTTGAATCTTGACTCCCTTTCTTAGGTGGTGGAATTATATTTCGTTTCTTTAAGAAATTATAAATCAATAAATCCCAATATCGAACTGAACCAAAAACATCTTCATAATTACATTTAGCACTGTATGCCATTGTAATTAATAAGTCCATAAGTTTTAACTTATCATCTAATTCTTCAACAAGTTCAGTATCACGAATATTGTATTCTAAAAATTTCTGATAATCATTTCTATAGAACAAATGCATCGCTCCGAACTCTGAATAGTCAATTTTCTTTTTACCCAATTCAACTTCTGTAATATGATCTAAACGATATGTTTCTCTTGTAATGTATGTAAACTTTTTATACATCTGTAGATAGTCTAATACTGACACTCCAGATATAGTATATGATATCATTTTCTTTTGACCCATATAAAACCATTCTCTAGATGTAACAAGTTTATGTGGTGATAATTCTCTAACTGTATCCCAATTAAATAATTTCCAAATTCTATTTACAAGATATGCAATATCAAATGTTTCAACATTCCAACCAGTAACTATATCAGGATCAAGTTCTTTCCAAATATCCATAAATGTTTTTAACAATTCTAATTCATGTTTACATTTATAATATTTTATATTTGGATTATCAGTTTTAAAATCAAAATCGTCTGTTCCAATAACATGAATAGTATCATGTCCAAACAATTTCATTGTAATAGCATTAACTTTTTCTTCTGCGTCAATAGGTTCTGGAAATCCATTTTCACACTCACACTCTATATCAATATTTAAAACATTTACTTGTTTAATATCAAAATCTATATCACTAGGAAAAACTTCATTGATGTAAGTATATTCCCAAGTATCTAATCCATGAATATCAACATTAGTACCTTTGAATTTCTTTTTCCAATTAAAAGCATGATTGATTGAACCGAATTTCTTAGCTAGTAAGTTTTCGCCTCGTATAGATTTATGTGCTGTGGGTTTCTTTGTTGGGATATATAAAGTGGGTTCGTATTTCAATCTCTTGATATATCGCTTACCATTCTTGATACCACGAGCTAGTATGAAGTCTTTATACTTCTGTACATTCGTGTAAAAATGCACTTAAATAACTCTTTCGGGTATAAAATGATTTCTGACCGCTAACAGTTTTTCTTCTGCATGTGCCATTTTTTCTATTTGAGTATCCATTGCAGATACGATATCTGGATGCTCTCCAATACCAACAGGATTAGCTAAGTAAACTTGTATGTTTGCTTTAGCTTCTGCTATCTCACCTTCATATTTAATAATCAATGCCTCTCTCAAGGTCTTTGCCATTTCACCATTCATAATATATTTCCTATTTTTTCTTCAATCTTCTGTTTTTACCAAATTTATCAGCTACATTGACACCTCGTAACCGATCCATTAATCTTTTTGCACGATTATAAACCTGTTTTGCCCACCTAGAATCTAATCCTTCTTTCGCGGCAGTTTTATAATCTTCTGCATTTATTGCTGTTAGCATTTTTTGAAATTTCTTTAATCTAGTCATACCTAAATTAAAAGCCATGTTAGCAATTATCAATTTAACTTCTTCTGGCCAATGAGCCCAATTTTGATGAAAATGTTCTTCACATTCTTTAAGAACATTATTTAAATCATAAAACAAAAGTTCATCTGCTCTTGTTTGTGTAATTGGAAACCCAACTCCCTGACCATATTCTTCATCAGTTTCTAAAAGTAGATGTCCAACACCTACTGTCTCATAGCCTAAATGATCTTTGTATACTTTTAATACACAACCTTCATCTGCTATTAATTCTTCTTTAAGCCTTATTCTAAATTCTTTACTGTATTCCACTTTTAAGTTCCTTTAAGCCTTCATTGGCTAATAGTTCTATGAGTATATTACCCATAAGTTGATTAAAATCTTTATCTGTAGAAATTGTATCTAACATTTCATCGGGACAACTTCTTACAGCTCTATCAAAATTAATAGTAGGTATTTCTGATTCTTCTCTAGGAATAAATTCTACTTTACCATACTGATAGATAATATTTTTATATTTACCTTTCAGAATTTTGATAGCCCTCTCTCCACTTTCATGAATAACTTCTGTATAAAGTCCTTCATCAAATAGTGGGTAATGAGTATTTAGTGTTTTATCTACCTTGTCCACGATAGGCTTTGTGTGATCTTTTCTTATGTTTATTCATAGTTGACATAGCGATTTTGATTCTTCGACCTCGCCCACCAACGCCTATCGAACTACTTTTTTTAGCTGAAATAAGAGCTGCTTTCTTATATAGAAAGGCCATTATTTTTTCTTAGGTTTGTTTTTTGAACCTTTAGGACGGCCTCTACCTCTTTTGGCTTTAGGTTTGGCTTTGACTTTGGCTTTAGATTTTGGTTTAATACCATCTTTATATGCTTCATTAACATTAGGGGTTGATTTATCATCCGCCTTGTATCGACCTTTTGTATCTCTTGCTCTTTCACCAGAAGCTACTGGAGTAAAGAGATCAACTAGTTTTTTCCAAAAACTCATTGTTTACTTCCTCTTCTTTTTTATCATTATTTAACTTCGATATATATGGATCAGTATAATTCACATAATCTTCTTCGGGAAGATATTCTTCCTTCTTTTTAAAAAATTCCATTATTTTCCCAAACATATATCTATTATAACATGGTATGCTGACAGGTCAAGCACTAAAAGCAAGACCCGTCAACAAATTTATTTATTCACTAAGGAATTGTTTCTTAGTAGATTTAGATACTTTACCAATCTCAATAGTTCTAGCTTTCTTTTCTTCTGGAACTACTCTTTCAGCATAAATGGAAAGAATTCCATTTGAAAGATCGGCACCTTGAATCACAACATCATCTGCAAGAACAAAGTTCCTTGAGAATTTTCGTTGTGAGATACCTTGATGTACAAATCCATTATCCTTATCACTAAGCTCGCCTGAAACAGTCAGATTAGATTCTTTGACTGAAACAGTCACATCTTCTTCTGAAAATCCAGCTAATGCTAATTCAATAATATAAGAATCTTCCTCAGCACCCCTACGGATGTTATAAGGTGGATAATTAGATTGTGGTAATGATCGGACTCTATCTAGTTCATTAAAAACTGAACCGAATCCTATAGTGAAGGGACTGAAATCGTCCCATATGCTTATCTTATTCATAATAAGTTTCCTCCTATTAGTAAGCAAGGTTTAAAAAAGTAATCCCTTTCGGCGATTACATATTATATTTATAACAATTAAATGTTATATTTTTTCAAAAGTTGTTCTTTTTTCAAACGCCACAACTTTTTGAAATCTTCATTTTGAGCTCTCTTTTCAGCTCTTTCTAAATAAAAAACTCTGCGAGCAGGATTTCTCATTGCTATGTCAGTATCTTTTATATCTTTAATCTTCTGTTTTTTCAATTAATTTACCAAGTTTAATTCTATTCAGTACAGTTTGTTTATGTTTACTGTCTGGACCACCATATTTATAATTTGCTATATCATGTCTATTAACTGTTGCTCTACAAGTAAAACAATCCATGTTTCCAATTAATTGATTGTTACCACCTTCTCCTTCACGCCATTCTTCACGACCATCAAATGCAATAAAAAGATTACCATATCTATCTGTCATTCGATAAACCCAATAACCTCGTGTTGTTGATCTTTGTTCTACAAGTTTTAGAACAAAATCATATCTTTCTTTTTCTTTTCCGACCCAAAGACCATCTATTTCTTGATCTGTTGCATTCATTAATTCATTCACTGCTGTTGTATTCATTCAAAGTCCTCTGGTGGAAAGATTGCGTCCCAATCTTCTTGGGTATAACCTGTTTTAATGAACTCACGCTCATTTTCATTAAGATTTGGAAAAATGTCTTGAACAAATCCTTCACCTCTCCAATAAGAATCTAATGCTTCATAAGTAGTATCCAAGAGCATTGAATTCATTTTGCCGGTTCTGGGGGATTTTCTTTCTAGTAGTATCATAATTTTTCTCGTAGTCTATGGGGAGTAGTGTCGACCTTTTCCGTTTCCCCACCTCTGGCCGTTACATACAATCTGTCATTTTTCTCACTTTTCTCATTATGTATACATTATAACAAAAGGGTACCGGCGGATACAAGGAAAAGCTCCAATTGGAGCTTCCCTTTTTAACTCATTATTTTTTAACAAGGTTTCTGCGTTCCTTTTTCGTTTACTTGTTGTCCCGTATTTTCCCACTTTCGATTTCTAATACTTCGTTTTAATGATTCTGGACCAAGCTTTAGATCCAATTCTTAAAACATCTCCGTAACCGTAATTGAGAAAGGAGTAGGATTTCGTTTACAGTTGTAGTCTATCATGAACTCAACAACCGACCTACTCTGGAAACTTCTTGTTTCCTGAATCAGTTTCTATAGAACTGACTTTCTCAATCGTATGACATATATTATACTAAAAGTGTACCGGTGGTTTCAACTAATCTTTATATAATTTTCTAACTTCACCTTCAATTAAAGGTGCAAAGATTTCTACAGGTTCATCTTTACCCTTAACTTTAATTTCATCTAATCTATCACATTGAAACTCACTACTAATAAGATCATGTGTATATGAAGAAATTAAGATTGGTGTATCATATTGTCTTGTCTGAACTTCTAACCTAGCACCTAGATTTACAGCATCTCCAACTACAGAATAATCAAATCTAGATTCACTTCCCATATTACCAACAATACATCTACCTGTGTTTATCCCTGTGCCTATCTTAACTTTTGGTAAATCTAGACCCTGTTCTACTAATTCGTTATTTAATTTTTCACACTCTAATTCTATCTCTATTGCAGAAAGAACAGCTTTAAATGCATGATCTTCACATGGTAAAGGAGCATTCCAGAACGCCATGATACAATCGCCCATATACTTATCAATAGTACCACCATTTTTAAGAATAATCTTTGTAAGTCTATCTAAGAATAAATTGATTAATTCTACTAATCCTTCTGGATCATCTTTTTTCATATAGGCTTCTGATATTGGAGTAAATCCAACTATGTCTGCAAACAAGAAAGTCATATCTTTTCTATCTCCACCTAGTTTCATCAATGAAGGGTCTTTAACTAGCATATCAACCATATCTGGAGATAAGTAAGTTCCAAATTGGCCTTTAATTTGTTGTCTTAATTTGTATTGTCTGTAGAAGTTGTTAAAACTTGAATGACTAAATACTAATACAAGGGTGGCAAAGATATATGAGATATCGAACAAGAAACCAAAATGGCTCCACGCGTAGAAGGCAGACAAACCAACGCCGACAATACTACTACCGAAAACTAAAGCAGCAGTCCAAATTGGAAGATAGTATACTGTTAGAAGAATTATCAAAGATACCAAGAAAAGACTAGATATTTCTACTAATGTTGTCCATGAAGGCCTACTGATCTGTTTTCCACCTGTTAAGGTGTGAATTAGAGAAGCTTGTATTTCGTGTGGAAGTTTAAAACCTATAGGTGTTGTAATCAGAGGTTGAATTCCTTCTGCTGTAACACCAACAATAACTGTTTTGCCTTGTAAATCTGGTAATGGTGCTCCATACTCATATCTTTTAAATTCACTTGACCAATCTATCCAAACTGAACCCGTATAATCTGTCTTAACAGGTTCATATGGTGGTATTCTCATGTTCTCAATACCTGTCGGTTCGACTTTAAGAGTATAAGACATTTTATCACTTATTACTCTTACTACTTCTATCCCAAAACTTGGATAAAGTTGATCTTCAACTTGAACTACTAATGGAATTCTTCTTACTGAATTGTCAACTTCAGGACTTGATGAGAGCATTCCTACTCCCCAAGCACCTTGCTGTATTTGTTCAAGGTTACTAACAATTCCAGCATACTTATATGCAAAAGTTGCAGGGTCTCCATCTCCTAACACAGCGAGACCTACAAAAGGAGATGAGTCTGAAGATTTTTGTGAAGTAGTTTGTGATAAAATAATACCATTATCTTTCACCCATGAAGCAAATACTTCATCTCCACCAAATCTATCTGGTTCTGGAAATAGAATTGTAAATCCTATCATTCCAGCATTTGCGTTTCTTAAAGTTGAAATTAGTTGTGCGAATTCTTGTCTAGGGAAAGGCCATTGGCCTTTTACATCAAGTGTCTTTTCTCCTATGTCTAGAAGAACTACTGACTCTGATTGAGTTGTTTCTTGATATTTTTGATAATAATCAAAGTTAATTAGTCTTAATTGTTCTACTATATCTGGATCACTTATTCTGATTCCAATAAGACCAATTAATACTACTACACAAGCTGTAAAAGATGTAAGATATTTTCCCATACATCTATTTATTGTTGTGTAACACTTATACTACAGCCTCCAGAAGTTTGACAATTTTGTGATAATGTATAGGATTTAGCTGAATTAGAATGTTGTGTTATGTCTAAATCTGTTCCATAACTTCCATCTAATGTTATAGTAGCAGTATGTGATGCATTTCCGTCTTGAAGATAATCTACAACATTATCATCATTTAAAATAGTTAAGTTAAAAGTTTTAGATTCATCTGCCTTCTGTTTACCAAAAATTGAATTGTCATCTCCGTAAACATATATTTGTGCTGTGTGTCCATCACAATTATTGGCTGCACAATTTCTTTGTACTCCAACTATTTCATTTCTATCTCCATGAATGTCAATAGTTACTTTATGTCCACCACCTTCATAAGTATCAATTGCCCAACTAGTATCTGTTCTGCTTGATATTTGATAACCTTGAGCCCACCATGCTTTGTTATCATCACCGTAAGCTATATGGAATTGAATATCATTTTTATTACAAGAAGTTCCTTGAGTACAATTTTGCCAGAATCTAAAATCTCCTCTCTTACTGTCAATGTCACCACCCCAAGCAGCACCTGATCCCCAACTAGGAGCATCATTTGTATAACCTATTTCTTGATTATTTCCTGTTTGTTTTAGATTAATTTCTGTATCATCTATATCACCAATAGAAAAGAATACTTTATTGTCATATCCTACTTGTTCAATAGTAAGTACTAAATCATCACTTCCAGCAACTTGGGTTATATCGATGCTATTAGTGTTATCCGCTCTGATTAATGATGATGATAACATTAGACCCATCACCAACGGTAATAACAGTTTTCTTATCTTCATTTGTACTCTCCAGTGTTGTATTTGATCCTATAGGAATTCTAGCAGAAATTACTCCATTAACTTCTCTATAGAACCATATCTGACCCATTCCTTGATCAATTATAGTATTATATTGTGTCTCTTTATCAAACCCCAGCTTAGTACCAGTAAACTCTTGTGTTCCTTCGGCTGCTCGAGCTCCTCGTTTTAGTATGTCTACAGTTTCAATAGCAACTAAAACATCTTGTAAAAAATCTACATCTAATAGATCCATATCTAATTCAGTAAATTCAAATTCATCTTTAGCTAAATAATCTTTAGCAAGGTAATCTGTATCAAGTTCAGTAAAGTCTAAAATACTAGTACTAGTATCACTTTTTGCTGCAGAACTTTCTTCGACTGCCTTTTTAATCTCTTTTGGTGGATTGACAATAAACATATTATCAATCATATTTAAATTTATATTATCAAGTCTTACAGGTTCTGTTGGTATTGTACCTAAAGAAGATACCATCGTTGCCGCATATGCTTCAGTCAATGTTACTGTTCCGCCATCATTGGTTACAGTAATCTCACCAGAAGGAGAACAATCTCCATCTATTGTACATTCAGTTTCTGGTAATAAGATGACTAAACTCCTACCCAATTCATCAACTGATGTAGTAAAATCTGTCCCACGAATGCCTATTGTGGCTGTCGGGGTCGTAATAACAATATTCTCTTTCGGTACTAATCCTAATCGACCTGTAGCGAATCGTGCCGTTCCTGACACGAAATTCATCGCCATTCTAGCACTCGCCTTTTGATTAGGGTCATAATAGTACTCGTCTATTGTAACCTCTGTATGCTCCGTCAATCGTAATACTGTATCATCTATAAAGGTCATTTTTATACGACCATTAGCAGTCACTATATGATCTAACATCTCTACACCTAATCCAAGGGTAGTTGGAAAACTGTCACTTTGACGGGTTATTCCACCACTACCCTTGTGTTCGGTTATATCACCAACATTATCCGCAAAGACAAAGCTACTAATCAATAAAAGACTAGTCGCCAGTATCTTTTTGTTTAATGTCAACAATTGCATTTTCTGAATCAAATTCCGCGTTAATAACTCCAAAGCAATTTGTAATGTTTCCACCACAAGTTCCACTACTTTGAATAATATCTATGTCACCACTACTTCCAATCCACTCTAAAGTTAAAGATTGGTCTGAACCATCAGATTGTGCTGTTAAAAAGTTATTTGAACTTCCAATAACATCTACATCCCAAGTTACATCATCTGCATTAATGTCAATATTCCAGACATTAGATCCACCAGTGATATCTAAGTCAAAATCTAATCTTTCAGACGAAGCTGAATAAGCCCAATCTATATCGAAAGTATTAGAATTTCCATCTACATCTATATCTAATACTGAAGTATCAGCACTTCCACCATAACCTACATTCCAATCCCATATATTTGAATTACCTTCTAGTTTTAAGTCTATATCAGTAGAATCAAATAGTGTTGGACCAAAGATTTGGTTTAAGTTTCCAAGCATATCAATATCAATAGTGTTTGTATTACCAGTTAATATCCAGTCAGTAGCACAATCAGATGATGATATTGTTCCACATAATTTGTTACCATAACCTATTTGGTCAATGTACAATTTAAGTGTATCACCACTTTGATCTAATAATATTTTATTATCATTTGCTGCTGCGAACACAACTACGGGGCATAATAAAAGTAGAAATGCGATATATCTTTTAAACATTTTCATCCTCTTATTTCCTCTATATTTTCTGGCACAGGAACCTCTATATTTTCAGTAGGTTCTACTGGCCAATTAATTTTCCAAAACTCTTGTTTCTCGCCTTGGTAAATTAGTTCTAACACTGCCGCTTCAATGCATGATCGAAGCGATCGTGTAACTGATTCATTCTCTGTCATACCATCTTCTATTTCTACAAGTTGAGTATCCATATCAATGAACTTAAATACATCATAACCATCTGCGATCGACAGAATAGTTTTTGATGTTTGTACATTTAGGAGTATTTCTCCTGTCAGCGTACTTACTGCTCTTAGATGGACAGTAACTATATCTCGCCTGTAAGCTTGTGACTTACCTATGCCGAGATATCTAGCTCCCCAACCACCTGTCTCGATATTAGTATCAAATCCTATGACACCTCCTTCAAGAATTATTCCTGCGAAAAGGAGTGGTGCTAAACCTGTATCGTCCTCTTCGTCATATTGTTCTCTAGTAGTTCTAACTATTTGTCGCTCTCTAGTTAGATGATCTATTCCTACTCTTTCTACTACTCTAAACCATTGTCCATTTCCGGCAGTTTTTAGAGCATCAATTAACATTGTTTCGGCTCCTTGTGTCACTGCTGTAGAAAACATTGCGACATCACCTTTTTGTTTTCTTTGACCTGTTTTGTCTAGAAATTTATATACTGCAACTACTGGCATCTTTTCTGCCGGTGGCAATCCTCTTAATTCTTCGTGCGTGGGAAGTTCTACTGTTTTGGGTGGTTCTACACACTCAATAAATCCTACACAGTTTCTATCAGCCAATCCAGCTGGAGAAACAAAAGATGCACAACCATGCATGAGTCCTGCAAGCAATAATATAGGTATTAACTTCTTAACCACCGCCTGTACTACCTGCTCCTATAGGTATAACTATAATTGTTTCAGTTCCATCTTCTCCAATAATCGTCATAACTATAACTTCCTCGTCTTGTGTACACGCCCAAAGGCTTGAATCGCAAGTTGTTTTTTGATAAGTAATTTGATTACCTTCTAAAACAAAACTACCAAATGTAGTTTGTGTGCATGTAACATCTACAGGATCGCAAGTTGCAAATAAACTTTCTACTAGCTGTTTACTTAATTGAGCGTAAATTCTACTCTCAAGATTCCTAAAAAATTTAGCTAATGTAGTGTTTTCTGCATCTCTTTCTGCTTGTTTTAAAGCAGATTCAATATCATCTTGAATACCATCTCTCCTAGATTTCTCTTGATTCTCTACTGTAAGATAATGAGATGATGTGCCAACCCCACTAAAACTTGGATTTTTAAATTTGTGTGTTAATTCATCCGTATATACATTAGAAGCATGTAAAAACAAAACTCCTATAATAAATATACTGGTTAAAAACTTAATCATCTTTTTCTTCTTCTCCTGACCCTTCTATTAATTTTTGTCTTTCTCTATATTCTAAAACAACATTAATCTTCTGTTGGAGTCTAATCATATCCTGATCTAACATTCTTAATTGATCAGTTAATTTAATACTGGAAGCAAAGAGTTTGCCTAAAGCGGGTTTAATTTGTAGAGTAATGACTTTCCAGACATACCATATAAAATAACCCATTCCCAAAGCCATAATGACAGGGAATCCGAATTCAGCTATAGCAGAGGCTAACTTATCCATTAGTCTCTCCTTGCATCTATCGAACCATCTTCAACAAAATTCTCAGCTCGTGCCACTCTATCAATGGGTGGGGTCAACTCTAATGCTGAACTGACTAACAAATCAATTCTCAAAATGTCATTATTCATTACTCTTGCCCTAGTTTCTAACATAGTGACAATATTTTCAATGCTTTTTACTTGTGACACTACTGAATCTAAGATATATTTTAGTGTCAGATAAATGAAAAAAGCCATTACAACAGCACCGGTTATTGGTACACCCACTTCACTCATAAATTGTAATATAGTCATAATATTTCCTCTATAGTACTATTTATAAAAAAAGGCGTGTCTAAAACACGCCTTTTAAATTATAATTTATTCTGTATTAAAGAATTATTCTTCTTTATACAATGTCCACAAGCCGTAAACTAATGCTGGCCATGCAAGGAGTTTAAGAATAGGTGCTGCAAGCAATACCATTAAACTCATGGCTACAATAGTGGCTCCGTCCCATGATGTTCTTTCAGCCAATCTGGCCTTCATCCAATCTATCATAGTTTTTTCCTCTATTTTTTTAGTTAGGTATCTTTATTTATAACAAATTTAGTTGTAACTACATACTTTCTGTTGGGATTTACAACTACATTGAATCTAGTCATTATATCTCTGTCAAGTAGTACATCAGTTCCCATTCTACTCCGATCATCTAACCCGAATTCTATATCTGTATAATCAGTACCTCCAAAATTACAATCTAATTTAACAATATATCTTTCATCTTCTCCACCACCTGTTACAGAAGTATATGTTCCTTGTAATTTTGTTGAAATTCTTTTACCATTTAATTTAAAACTAATTTTTTTACCTGATACTTTGACATCTTCTGCATGTAAAACATTGTGTACTGAATTACCTGTATCAAACTTAGCTACTAGAGGACCAAATGGTTTTACTTCTAAAGTTTCATAATATCCACATTGTGTGGGTACAGAATATCTATTATCTGGATCAACATAATAATCAATAACTGATTTTACTATATTAATTCCAGTTGCCTTTTCAATTCCACCTGTTCCAGGTGAATGATTAACTTCTAAAATATAAGGTGGTTCTGTTTCTCTATTCTCTGAAGGTATAAAATCAACTGCTGCCCATGCACCATCTACTGCTTTGGCTGCTAATAAACTTTGTTCAACTTCTAAATCTGTTAAATCAAATTCTTTAACTTCTGCACCTTGAGATACATTTGAACGGAAATCTCCTTTAACTACAGCTCTTTGCATTGCACCGATGACTTTACCTCCGAGTACTATGACGCGGACATCATAATCTGTTTTTTTAAATTCTTGAATTAATAAATCTGATTCTTCATCTTGATTATAAAGTAATTGAACTAAAGAAGTTAATGAGCGTTCTGATTCAACAAATAAAACTCCAACACCTTTTGACCCTTCTAGGGTTTTCATTATAATTGGAAATTCACTATCTAAAGTTTCTAATGCGGCATCAACTCCATCTTTATTTGGTATAAGAACTGTTTTAGGTTGTGTTAAACCAAAGTCCATTAATTTTAAATAAGTTCTATATTTGTCAGAAGTTAATTCAACAGTTTGTCTGCTGTTGACCATACATACTCCAACCTTTTCTAATTGAGAAAGTATGTCTAACCAACTCTTTTTTAATCTTACTGAACCACGAACAAACGCTACAGTATCATTAGCACTTATTTCAAATCCTTTTTTATCGTCTACATTATGAACATAATAAGCACCATCTTCAAATCTTATGTAAGCACTTTCTACTTGTACAATATAAACTTCATGTCCTGCTTCCTTTCCTTCCTCAACAAATCGCTTTGCTGTATGAAACATTTCACTTTCTTTTGGTTTAGAAGAAATTACTAAGATTTTATATTTTTCACCCTTCTGTTCTTCTAAAAATGATTTAAATTTCTCCATCGTCTAATCTCTTTTCAATATCTCTAATCTTTTTCTCGAATTGTCTTTTTCTATCTGGGTGTGTCCATTTTTCAAGTTTTTCAATTCGTTTCATCATTAAAGGATAATCTTGTTCAAATTTTGATTGTTTTTTCATAATCTCAATATCATACTTTTGTGAGATATATTCCATAAATTGATCAAGTCTGTTCTGAAAGTATATGCCTATCTTAGTAGTTGCATACCATTTATAAAACTGACTGCCTAATACAGCAGACATGATACTTCTTAATAAAAACCAATACATAATATACTATTTATGATGAATTGAAGCTGCCTCTAGGTGAAAAATGTAATCATCTATATTATGATCTGCTATTAAATCTAATCTTCCTTTAAAGATAGTTTTAAATAAACTTAAACCCTTATCTCTAATTCTTTCTGAACTCCAACGACCTAAGTTTGTTACTTCACCTGTTGATTTAATGTAATTACAATTCCCTGTATGTCGCCATCTTAAAAATGTAGGCACACAAGGAACAACATCATTATTATTAACAAATCTTTGATGATTTAAATGTTTATCACACCATTTTCTAAATTTTGGTCCACCAGCTCTTGGTGATCCATAAGTGTATAATGTATCTACATCATGGCCACCAGCAAACTCTAATCTTTGTGCTAGTATAGTTGCCATCGCTCCTCCGAGAGAATGGCCTGTACACCAAATTTTATGACCTGCTAATCTTTCAACCCGTTCTTCAACTAGATTATAAACCTTATCAACTTCTTCTTTAAAACCTTGATGTATTTTTGTTCCTGTAACTGAATCAGATTTAAATACTTCTAAGTCTGCCATTATATCATTCATTTCTGAAGGTTGAGTTCCACGGCAAGAAATAATTAAATCTTTATCATTAAAGAAAATATATGTTTGAGCTCCTTCAATATCAAAAAGCTCTGTTTTGATGAACCCTTCTCTTTTTGCTGCTTGTCTAGCATCTGAAAGATTCATATATGCGTACTTGGCAAATTTTGCCATTAATGTTCTGCGTTCTGTTTCGTGTAAATATTCTATCATTTAGCTGTCCCAATGTTGTACTTCGCGACTAGGTTCCACTCATCTTTTTCTTTGTGTGGTAGAACTTTAATCTGACTCATTGGGGCTAAAGGACTTTGTGCTTGTGATGCATTGACAATGGAAAGT